AGCTTGGTGGGCCGCTCGTACTTATACACCGGCGGGCATTATCAACCTAAAGTATTACGGCGATACTCTTTACGAAGAAGGGCTACAGCAGACTTGTCTCTATCCGTTCGAAGGCTTGAACGACAAGCTGTACGGTATTCGTACTGGAGAACTTGTAACCTTTACGGCAGGTACTGGGACAGGTAAGTCCAGCGTAATGCGTGAACTCATGCACCACATTCTCAAGAACACGGAAGAGAACATCGGTGTTATCTCGCTGGAAGAAAATGTCAGGTCAACCATCTTTCATCTGATGTCAGTAGAAGCTAATGCCCGCTTGTACATCAGAGAAGAACGCGAGCGTTATCCTAAGGACGATCTTGTACGTTGGCAAGAAAACACTGTAGGTACTGGAAGGTTCTTTGCTTTCGATCATTTCGGGTCTATGTCTACAGAAGAAATTCTTGCTCGCATTCGGTACATGGTAAAGGTGCTGGATTGCAAGTGGGTCTTTCTAGATCACCTTTCCATTCTGGTATCTGGACTTGAAGGAATGGACGAGAGACGTAACATCGACATTCTGATGACCAAGCTTCGTTCACTAGTAGAAGAAACCAACTGTGCATTGCTTCTAGTAAGCCATCTTCGTCGCGCCAGTGGAGACAATGGACACGAAGACGGTAAGGAAGTAAGCCTCTCGCATCTCAGAGGAAGCCAGTCTATCGCACAGCTATCCGACGCTGTAGTTGCAATGGAACGGGATCAGCAGTCAGATGATCCTAACATTGCCAACACTACAACCATTCGAGTGCTAAAGAACAGGTATGCAGGCGAAACTGGAGTAGCTTGCCACTTGTTCTTTAACAAGGAAACTGGTAGGTTGCACGAAGTCAATCAGTTGGGCGACGATCTAGACGGTAACAGCCACAGCAGAACAGACCCTAACGCAGCACCCTTTTAATAAAACCCTCTAAGAAGAGATTAGAGTCCATGAAGCTGATACTTGACATCGAAACGGATGCTATCGACGCAAGCGTTATACACTGCATAGCAGCTAAGGATGTAGTAACAGGTCAGCGTTATGAATGGAAGGAAGAGGAGGTCTACAGAGACTTTCCTCTCTTTTCCAAAGACATCGACACGTACATCATGCACAACGGTATCTCGTTCGATGCACCAGTGCTGACTAAGCTGCTAGGTATTGATATTCCTCTTGAAAAGATAGAAGACACTCTTGTTCTATCTCAACTAATCAATCCAATCAGAGACGGCGGACACTCTCTTGAAGCGTGGGGAGAGACGCTAGGCTACAACAAGCTTCCGTTCTCAGACTTCTCACAGTACTCAGAAGAGATGATGGTGTACTGTAGAAGAGACGTAGAAGTAACGCACAGAGTCTACATCCATCTTCAAAAGGAAGTAGAGAAGATTGATCGTAGGGCTATTGATCTTGAATACAGGATCAGAAAGATTATCAACAAACAGGAAAAGCATGGCTTTACTTTGGATGTCGCTAAAGCGATGGCTCTTATTGCAAGACTTAAAGATAAGAGTATGGATATTGAGTCTCAAGTTAAGAATAGTTTTAGCCCCCTCCCGATTGCGAAAAGAGAGGTTACACCAAAGTATAAGAAAGACGGGACACTATCGACGGTAGGTCTTAATCATCTAGAAGGAAACCTTGCAGTACTTGCAGGTCCGCACACTGTAATCGAGTATCCAGAATTTAATCTCGCCTCTCGTCAGCAGATTGTTCGTCAGCTAATGTTAAGAGGATGGAAGCCGGAGAAGTTTACAGAGAAAGGACATGCAATAGTTGACGAGTCCGTTCTGTCTTCCGTTGACATACCGGAAGCTAAACAGATTGCAGAGTACCTTCTTCTAGAGAAGCGTATTACACAAGTTCAATCATGGCTTGATGCAGCAGACGACAAGGATAAGGTACATGGTAGAGTACTCACGCTTAGAACTATTTCTGGAAGAATGGCGCATACGTCTCCTAACATGGCGCAGGTTCCAGCCGGTTATTCGCCTTACGGTAAGGAATGCAGGGAGTGTTGGACCGTCTCTAGCCCTGTTAATGTTCTTGTCGGTTGCGATGCTTCTTCGCTTGAACTGAGGTGCCTTGCTCACTATCTTAATGACGACAGATTCACAAGAGAAGTTGTAGAAGGAGACATTCACACTGCAAATCAAAAAGCTGCCGGTCTGGCTACACGCGATCAAGCAAAGACTTTTATCTACGCCTTTATCTACGGTGCAGGTGCATCTAAGATTGGTAGTATTGTAGAAGGAACAGCAAAGGATGGTCAGCGTCTGATAGACAACTTTCTTTCTAACGTACCTTCTTTGTTGGACCTAAGAAAAAGAGTTGACATCGCAGCTAAAAGAGGATATCTTATCGGGCTTGACGGTAGAAGACTTATAGTGCGAAGCGAACATGCTGCTCTTAATCTTCTTCTTCAAGGTGCTGGTGCTGTAATCTGTAAGCAATGGCTTGTGAACATAAGGTCTTTGGTAAAAGAACACAGGCTTGGCGCTGATCTGGTTGCCAGTATTCACGACGAATATCAGCATGAAGTTCTAAAAGATCATGCTGAAAGATTCGGAGAACTAACTAAGCTGGCAATGAAACAGACAGAAAAGGACTTGAAAGTACGATGCCCACTAGACAGCGAGTTCAAGATCGGTTTGAACTGGTCTCAGACCCACTAGCTTATAATGATAGTTAAGATAGAGATAACGGATGCCATGCGTTCATATGCTCATGCAGCATCTAAAGAGATGGGAGTTCTAAAAAACTCTATCTCAAATGGAAAGGGAAATGTACTAGGCTTCTTAGGCGAAGCTATGGTGGCTTCCTATCTTTCTTTGTCTTTAGGAGAAAACACTTACGATTACGATATGGTTCTACCGGACGGAAGAAAGATAGACGTTAAGACAAAGAAGACTACTGTAGCTCCAAAAGAAAACTACGATTGTTCCATTTCCAACTTCAACACCAAACAGAAGTGCGATATCTATGTCTTCTGCAGAGTGCTTGAAGATCAATCTAGAGGTTGGATTTTAGGTTACGATCTAAAAGACAACTACATGAAGACAGCCACCTTTATGAAAAAGGGAGACATAGATCAAGACAACGGATACAAAGTCAGAGCAGACTGCTACAACAAACAGATTAAGGATTTGTCTCCTGTAGAAGAACTGCTAGTGAAGCGAAAATAGCTCTTGACTTATGTAAGAGAGTAGTATAGAGTACGCGAACTTGACTGGGTACTTACGAACTGTGTAACATCTGCAATCACATGAAAAAGGGAAAGTTAAATAGAAATGGCTACTAAAGAATATCACTACGTAGAAGGCACTGCTTACTGGGCTGCTGTTGTTGCTCCGAATACTACATTCGAGCCGCAATGGAAGATCGACGTTGCTCTTGATGCTGCCGGTATCGAACAGGTTAACGGTATCGAAGGTGTAGTAATCAAGAACAAGGACGACGAACGAGGCGACTTCATTTCTCTGAAGCGTAATGTAGAAGATCGTTCCGGTAACAAGAAGCCAGCACCTAAAGTTATCGACTCACAGAACAATGCTTGGGACGATAAGCTTATCGGTAACGGCTCAAAGGTATGTGTAAAGTTCCATACGTATCCTTACAACTATCGCGGAAAGTCCGGTATCTCTGCCGAACTGGATGCGGTACAGGTTATTGACCTTGTTGAATACAATTCAGCAGACAGCGGCTTTCAGGCTCGTGAAGGTGGTTATGTAGTACAGCCTGCTATGGCTAACGAGTTCTAACAACAGTAAGAAGCACAGAAAGGACAACTAAACATGAAGACCAAGAACAGCGAGACAAAGGTGCTTAACGCCCTACGTCGAAAGATGCGCGTCACTCGCAAGACCGCAATCGAGAATGGTTGGTGCGAAAACCTCACAGCAACTATCTCGGACCTTCGTAAGAAGGGTTATGTTATCGAGGCAGTTAAGGCTTCTACACCGGAAGGTGTTCCTTACACTCGATATCGCCTTGTTGCGTCCCCTGCTGGCAGCATTTCTCCCTCTGCCACCAGTAAGAAGGCAGCGTAACATTGGCTAAGGGGACGACAGCAGAGCCTAAGACCATTGACACATTGGTGCAGGACATCTACCACCTGTTCACCAGCGACAAAGGTACAGTAGCAAAAGAAGAAGACCTGAAACTATTCGCAGAGTCAGTGGTTTCTTCTGTCGTCTCCTCTCTGACTGAGAGGCGTAGTGAGGAGCAATCCAAAAATCTACGCCTCTCTCTTATTGGTCATCCAGATAGAAAGATTTGGTATACCATCAACGGCAAGAATAAAAGAGAAGTTCTGTCTGGGCCTACGCTAATCAAGTTTCTATATGGAGATATT